AATCGGCGATCAGGTCGGCCGCGTTGATTTCCGCCCGGTCAAATCGGGGCCCGCCGCTTTTGGAGTAGCAAATTTCGATGCCGATATGCTTGCGGTTGCCGGCTCCGGTGCCACCATCCCCCGCATGCCATCCGTTGCGATCCGTTGGCAAGCCCTGCCAAATTTCCACATCATCGACGGCAAAATGAAATGAGGTGGCCAGGCCGTTTGACACCATATAGGCGATTTCGTTTTTGGCGGAGGCGTCATTGGCGGTATTGTGGACGCAAATGCCCTCGGGCGTCATTTTGTAAGGTGATTTAAGGGAATATTTGCTTGAGGGGACCAGGTTTTTTTTGATGGTCATATATCAATACTCACCCTTTTTGACTTGGGGCGTTTTTTGATAATGCTTGAGGTGATCATCGCCCCTATTATTAGCCCGAACAAATAAAATCCGGTGACAAACATAATCGTAGCATGCGATGCAAAAGCCATTGGCGTAATTTCAACACCGCTGAGTTCTGAAACTCTATTCAGAGAAGTCAAAGCAATGGCGGTAGCGTAAAAGCCAATTGCCACAGTGGCCCGATATACCTGATTCAAATGGTCCCGGTAGAATGTGGCCCCAATAAATAATCCCGAAATAGTGGTATAGGCCATCGATTGCCAAAAATAATTGGCACCATAAACGTAAATGATGGCCGGCCACAAAAATGCCAATAAAAGTTGCATATTAGTTGTCAACGTGTCGATTGATTTTGTAATTGAGCTCGTTGACCTTTTCGGTTAATTTGTCCAATAGTACATTCCGGCGCTTGACTTCATCAGTCAAATTTTCCAATTTTTTTTGAAATGAGAAAAGCAAAAACGCGGCAACCGCCACCGGAAATCCAAAGTTGGCCAAAATATTGGTGAAATCCTGCATTAGTATTTATCATAACCTAAGTTGATAATAGATGCATTTCAAATCGGCTCTGTCTTGTATTTCCTGAAAGTACGCTATCATCATCGCTTGCAATGGCCCTCACCGAAACGGTGTCGGTGGCTGATAAGTTGATCAAACAATTGCACGTCAAGTTTATTTGTCCCACTCCGCTTGATCGACCAAATGATCGGGCGGTGATGGTTGAATTTTTATATACTCTGGTTTCGATAGCTTCTTGATCGGACGATATCCCAAAATCAAGTGATGCCAACACAATATAGAATCCGTCATAGGGGGCCGTGAATATACCGGTGGATTGATTGTAATTTGATCCGGTGTCAAATAACTCGGTTTCAAAAACAATATCGCTTGATGCTACATTGGCGGTTAAGTTAAGGTCATTTCCGGTGTCCATCCAAGCCGAAAACTTGGCGCTCAATCCTTGTTGGGTATTAATAACATCGGTGCGCAAATCATTATATTCGCTGGCAAAAATATCGTTTCCAGGCGATACGGTTGATGATGTCATTTCGCTCATAATAGCCTCATTTTACCCGATTGTTACGGTCCACACCAAACTCAAGGTATCATTTGACGTTTTGGTGCGACTGATGGCGGTCCGGCAAAAAAGGGTGCCGGAATCGGCGGTGTCGGTGGCGGCATCACCAAAAAGACCGGCTTCCGCCAAAGCACCGTTGCCCTCACTGGTGGTGAAAAAGGTTTCAAAGGTGGCCACATTGCCCGAAACCGACCGGACGCTGACCAATTTGCGCTCAATTTCGGTTTCCAAATCGGTGTCCGATAATGCCGGGGCCGTTGAGCCGGTGCCCAGGGCACAATAGGTGATGATGCCTTTGTTGTTGGTGATAGTGCCGCGCAAGGCATCGGCGATTGAATTTTTGCCGGCGGTGACCACCATGTTGACATAATCATCCACCGACTTGATCCGACCGGTTTTGGCGTCACGCAAAATCAACCTGACCGCGCCGGTTGGCTTGATGTATTCCGGTATATATATTTTGCTCATATTATCCCCATTGGGACAAATTCCACCTGCCCCGTGTGTTAATTGTACCCGATGGCGAATCCTCGACCCAAGTGTGATATGGTCCGGTCGAATCAATGGTCAAATCGTCGGTCAAGCTATCCGACAAAAGGGAATCGCTCAAATTCAAAAGTTCATCCACCACCTCATTGTCATCCAATTCAATCAAGTTTTTGTTGGCCTCCAAAAGCTCGATCAAAAATCGGATGATGCCCAAGGTTTTGGCGCTGGCGACTTTGATGGTATAGCGGAAATTGCCGGCTCCAAAGGATCGGGCGATGACATCCTGCACAATATAGTCGGCATTGACGCCATAATCACTCAGGTTGATGTTGATGTATTGTCCGGACACAAATCCGGTGGTATAGGTATCAAATGAGCCCTCAACAATATTGGCCGCGTAGTCGGTGAGCTCCGCCGATGCCCGATCCCGGGCCGCTTGGGTGGTTTTAATTTGTTTGTCAAAAATGGCAAATTCCCTTTGGCCATTGGCTTCGATGCTGTCCGTATCCTCAACCGCCACTAAAATTGGAATGTCATATTTGTACGTCACCTCAAGGGTGTCGGAGCCGGTCAAAACACTCCCACCGCTATCCTGATCGATGTATTTTTCATTGTAGTTGACATACCAATCATACCCGGAATCGTCGATGTGCTTGATGCCGACGGTTTCCTGTGAGCCGTTGACCTCAACCGATACATCATGGGGTTTGTCGGGTAACACAAATTTGGTTTTTTCGCCGTCGCCGACTTCCGAATAGGTAGTAAAATCCGACAATTTGGTGCCGCCCCGGACATATACCCGATTTTTCAATTGGCTCAAATCCTTGGACAATTGTAGGTTGATATAGGCATTTTGGGTGGAATCGATGTCAAATGGGGCGGTATTAGTAGTGAGGGGAAAATAGTGTATGTCCTTGTCATAGTCGATATACCAATTTCGCCCGGTCAAATCGCAAATTTGCCGCATACATTGTGATGGTTGCAAATAATTGAAACTGATTTGGTCGATGGTCACCCCCTCAACCACATTGTCGGTGGTGATCATTTGGCCGGCGGAGTAGGTGTTGACAATATTCTCAATAATGGCTTTGTCGGTCGTGTTTTCATAGGTTTTATGCACCAAATTTTGATCCAAAAGCCACACATAGTCGATGCAGGAAACCTTGGCCACCAGGGCACCGGTTTTGAGTTTGTCAGTCAAATCAATCCGGATGATATAACCGCCAAAAAGGGTGGTGCCGGAGCTATCCACGATGATCACTTCATCGGAAGTTGACGGCAGGCCATTGCCCGACAAGTCGGTGATGGCAAAATTGAGGGTGTTTTGCTGATCGTTGATGATATCCCGAATTTTGACACTTCCGGAAATAACATCGCCGGTCCGGTCGGTGCCGTCGATTGAAATTGAATATGCCATTATAACCTCACATTGGCTTTCAAGCGCCGCATGATCGAATCACCGATCCGCTCCCCAATTTCGTCGGCTTGTTGTAAATCGCCAACCATGGCCCCGCTCATATCCACATATACATTGCCCATGGCCGGTGAAGCGCCTTGATTGACCAAGGTCGCCCCGGCCATCCTTGGGGTGATGTCGGCGGACCAAGCCAAATCATCCAAAGCCCGGTTGACTTTGGAAACTCCCCTTTGGACAACATCCAAAATGCTCGGCGATTCCCGGTGGGTCATATCAAGTTTGTCCTTAATTTTATTGACAAGCTCCTGAACCTTGCCCCATGCCCGCTCAAACGGCTCGGTGATTTTTTTGAATATAATGCCGCCCCACCCACTCAAAAACTCGATGGCGCCGTTGAATATTTTTTTGATGCCGTCCCAAACGGTGCTGGCCGTTTCCTTGATTCCCTGCCATGCTTTGCCCCAATCCCCGGAAAGCAAGGCCAAACCAACCTTGAGGATGCCGGATACAATGCCCCATGCGACTTGAATGACCCCCTTGATAATTTCCCAAGCTCCGCTCAGGATTGAAATAATGCTATCGGAATTTTCACTAAACCAATCGGCAAGTTTTTGAATGGCCGGGTGCAAATACTCATTCCAAAAATTGACAATCCAATTGACAACATTATTGACAATATCGCGGATGCCCATGAAGTTGGTTTGCCAGGCCGTATATAAGCCGGCAATGGCTAAAGCAACCAGAGTGATTGGGTTTAATAGTGCCCCCAAAAGGGCGGTGATAGTGCCGACGATAACCAAAACACCAAGGGCGATACCCAGGCCCTTCAAAAAGGTCAATACCAATTCCTGATTTTCTGAAATCCACTTGGCAATTTTTGAAAATATATCCTGCAATGACCGGAATATTTCAATCATCGGCAGGAATTTTTGGTAATCCTCCTCTGAAAGCCATGCACCAATATCAAAATCGGTGAAAACCTCCGAAAATAGTGAAATGGCGGTGCCGATTGTGCGGAAAAATTCGGTGATCCTATCACCATTTGCTTCCAAAAATGATACTATCCCACCCACGGCGTTTTTGACGATTTCAAAAATGCCCGAATCCATAGCAATGTCTTTGAGGGTGATGCCGATGACGTCTTGAAGGTTGGAAATCAAGCCCTGCAAAGACTTGCTTTGGGCCTCCATTGCGCCCTCAAAAACCCCGCCCTCCGCACTTGCTTGGGCAAATGATTCGGTCAACATGTCATAAGTAATGTCCATTTCCCGCACTTGCTCGACCGTTTTGCCGGTGGATTTTGCCAACATGTCATATACATTGATCCCGGCGAAAGCAAATTGTTTGATGTCCAAGGCCGACGCCTTGCCAACGGCCTTGATTTGTTGCAAGTTGACGGCCAACCGATTCAATTCGGCGGTGCCCCCGCCGGTGGCGGCGATGGCATTGCCTAAATCGCGGATTTGATCCCGGGCATCGGAAGTATTGACACCGGCGGAAATCAGCAATTGATTGGCTTTGATCAGGTCCGGCAAATTATATGGGGTGGCTTTGGCTTCCTTTTCAATTTCCTTGATTGCTTCAATGGCTTTTCCCCGATCCTTGAGCAAAGTTGTGAAGGCAATTTCGGATTGCTCAAACTCCCCCGCCATATCAATGGCCTTTTTGGTGGCCACGCCCAAACCGGCGGTCAATACTCCGGTGAAAATGGCGGCCTTTTTGCCAAAATCGGCCACGCCGGAGCCGACGCGTTGGATGGTTTTTCCCACACCCTGCACCCGACCCTCCACCTCACCCATTCCCTTTTTGAAATTGGAAATATCGGCGGTAACTTCGGCTACTACTGCACCAACATTGAAAGCCATAGTTTCATTTTACAATTATTTTGTTGCTTCTGCCCAATTGAGCTTTGAAGCGGTCAAAGCCGGATTTGTCCAAAACCTCCGACGCCGGGGCCTCATGGCGTTTTTGCTCCCGATCCAAAATCAGGAATAAATCCTTGGGCTTTTTGACGTGGGGATTGTGGGCGATGGCCAATTGCATTTTCCAGTCGGAAATTTTGCGGACATTGGCTTGCTCGATCAAGTTGACCAGTTGATCGAAATATAAGCGGTTGAGGATGTCATCCAAGGCCCAACCGTATTCGGCGGCGGTAAAGTCAACGGCCCACCAAAGCCAATCATCGGTATTTAATTTTCGACTTGATCCGGCCGGGCCAGGGCTTTTTTTATTCGGTCATACACTTTTTGATAATTGTTGACCTCAAAAACTGCCATGGCCAAATCAACGGCCTCATCCAAACCCAATTCCTCGATTTCCTCTTTTTTCAAGGGTGTGGCAATAGCCAGAATCCTGATCACATCCGGCAAGCCCTCGGCAATCAATTCCGGCAATGCTTCCAATACGGTTTCGTTTTCCAGTGATTCAAGCTTTTTTTGATGTTTGGGCAAATCCTGTATTGCCTTGATCAATTTGGCATACCTGCCCAAAGGCAATTTTTTGACGGTGACCTTTTGGCCACTCTCTAGGGTAACGGTTTTGCTTTTCATAATATGGCGGCGACTAAGCGCACAATGCCATATAGGTGTTAGGCCGTGGAATCACCAATCATGCCAAGGTAGTTTTGATCCGATTTGGATTCATCCAAAAGGGCTTTGAAGGTCACTTCGATGATTTTTTCTTCATCAACGGCGTGATTCAACACTACTTCGGACATAATTGAAGCCTTGTAGAATACGATGTCATGGCGCCTGGTCCCTTCCGAAATCGGGTGGAGGACCAATTCATACGCTTCGTCGGTGGCCTTTTTGCCTGCCAGGGCACCAATGGTGGTGCGGGCGTCACCGGCTCCGGCTACTCCAGAATGCGGGATGGCTTTGTGTAGGTTGGCCACGGTATATTCCGCCAGTGGCACGGTGGCTTCCAAATTTTCTCCGATCAAATAGGATTCCACCGGAGTATTGCCGTATTTGTCCACCGTCACGTCATGGTATTCTGGGGTGTAGGTCACTTCGACACCGCCTTTGGTGTGACCCAAATCGACATCATTGAATGTGACACTACAAACACCTAGTTCGACATTTGTTACGTCGCTCACGTTATTCACCTCCCTTTTTTGCGCTTACTTGGTATTGATCCATTGTATCCTTGACATTTTTCGTCTGCAAATGCTTGAAGGTGTGGGCGGTATATTCCCCACACCTTGGGCAATGATAGGCAATCCGGCCGGCATACACGTATTCATAGCATATGAGTTTTCGACATACCCGGCACCTAAGCTCGCGGAAAATTTTGCCATTGATTTGCATGTATTAGCGGGTCCGGCACCTGAAATTGATCGAAAATTCGTCCAATCCCCGATCGTTTCGACCGATGTGCCCGCCCTCACTGATTGCCAAAATAAAATAGAAGTATGTATTTCCGACGGTCAGGTTGGCTTGACGGTGCAGGGCGCTCCGGACGGCCTCCAAAGCCGTTTTTCCTGCCGAATAGCTATTGGCCCTCACCAACACCTGAAAATGGGGCTCATTGGTCGGCAAATACGGGTCGGGCTCCATCCCGCCGGTGTCCAATACCGCATACACGGTGCCATCGCCCTTGTCGGGTAAATAGGATTTGAAAATGTCGGTGCCGACGGTACCCACACCCTCATCCTCCAAATGAGTGGCCACGTCATCAATTAGCGCCATATTAGGTCCCCAACACTATTTTGGTTTTTTCACCCATGATTTTTTGAAATACCGACAAATTGTTTTTGATCGGATCGATCAAATATTTGCCCTTCCGACCCTTTTGGAATTTGTATTCGGGGTGTTCATGAAGCCGGGCCGCATACACCTTGTCATAGCCGACCTTGGCCCCGGTGGGCATCGGCTCCACCCGACCGGAATTTTGCAAAAGTCCTTTGTCGTGGGGCACCTCAAATTGTGAAAGCCGCATAATTTCCAAAGCCACATCCCGCACCGGTTGGATTTTGACTTTTTCGGCTTGTTGTTGCAATTTTTTCATATTGGCCAAAAATTCCTTTGAGTTCCACTTGATTTTCACTCCCGCCATTTCAAAAGCTCCAATTTGATGTGGTGGGTATTGCCCGCCCCATCGACGGCCTCATATTTGCCATATACTTTGTATTTGTCGGTCCCATAAGTCACCCGGTCGTCGGTATTGACGCTGGTATCGGCCGGTACGTAGGCAACTGCATCAATGGTGATCAGGTTGCCGGTGGCTTCCAATTTCCGCTTGGTGGTTTTTTGAAACCGGGATTTGACACTGGTTCCCGATCCGACCGTTTCGCGGCCATAGGCGTCATAGGATGCCTGATTGTATAGGGTGATGGTTTGATTCATAAGCCCGGCCAAGCTCATCGCGTAATCCTCCCGGTCCGGTTGATATAGCCGCGCAACAACAATTTGGCCTTGGGGGCGATCATTCTGGTTAGGCCCGATTGTTTTTCACCCAATGAATAGGAATAGTCGCCGATTGATTCCGACTGTTTGTCCGATTTGTCGGTACGAAAAAAGTCATCACCCATGTTGACGATGTATTCAACCTGGGCCGCAACGGCCCGCCGGACCGGCTCGGGGATGGTTTTGTATATAGTGGTCACCGAATTGTCGGTGTGACTGACCACATCCCGGTTGCGGGGGAATTTGGCGACCTGCCGGATTTGGTAAAAGCTGGTTGAATCGGGTGTGGTGTCCCAAGCGCTTTCAACCGTGATCACTCCGGCTTTGGTACTGCCGGTGATTTTCCGGCGTTGCCCGGCTCCGGTGCCACCCATGATTTCAATTTCACAAAGCGCAAAATAGTCGGCGTCATACTGATTTTGGTGCTCCGATTTCAGGGTGATGGTAGCTGATCCCCCGGCGGTGGCCCGGCCTTCGATTTCGGCTTCCAAAAATTTGTCCTGATACCCGATAAAGGCATCAAGCATTTCCTCCGCTTGGGAAATAACATCATCGGCCTCATCAGTATCGTTGATGGTGATATTGGCAAATTGTGCCAATTCGCCTTGGCTCAAGTACCCCCGGCGACTGGTTGGTGACGTTGCATTGACGGCCATATATTCCTCTTAGTAAATAATATCATTCTAATACTTCTTGTACCATTTGTTCGAGGCATCCGCCTGATATGTTTGCGGGTCATCATCATACCAATCCTGGGCCGCCGGGTCCTGCCAATCGGGTTCACTTTCATCCTGCCAATCGGGTTCATTGGCCTGCTCCCATCCGGTTCCAATCAGTTTGGCCGATCGCTCCGATGACACATTGCCGGTGATTTTGGCCGACCGCTCCGAATCGGCGGTCAATACACCGATGATCCTGGCCGACCGATCCGATGTGACCGTTTCGGTGCCGTGGGTTTTGGCCGCCCGATCCGATGATGCGGCCAATTGACCGGCCGTTTTGGCGGAGCGCTGGTCATTGTCGGTGTCCTGCCCGGTGACCTTGGCCGATCGGTCATCGGTGTCGGCATCCTGACCGGTAAGTTTTGCCGCCCGCTCATCATCGGCCCCCAGGGCTCCGGTAGTTTTTGCCGGCCGATTTGAGGCGTCGGTTTGTTGCCCGGTGGTTTTCCCGGCCCGCTCACTTGAAGCCGACAATTGACCGGCCGTTTTGGCCGATCGGTCATCGGCAATGCCGCCAATGATTTTGGCGCCCCGCTCACTATTTTCGGTGGTACCGCCCGGATTTTCTTCGACATCGCCCACCGAATAGAAGCTGGCCGGGTCCATCAGGTTGTTGTATTCGTTATTGCGCCGATTGGCCCCACGATTGATTTTTGATACCCGGATTTCGTCAATGGTCCCATCAAGCGGCCTTGGGGTGCCGACGCCGGCTTCCGCCCGCCCGCCCATGTATAGTTTGAGGTTGTTAGTCTGAATTGTGGATGAAGTGGCGGTGGTTGTATCGGGTGTACCGTTATCAATGCTTAGGATGAAGGTGTCGTCATTAGTGGTGCCGTCCCAATCGGCAAATGCGTGATACCATTGTTCATTCCAAGTGGTTTGGGTGGAGCCTAATGCGTTGAAATTGGTAGTGCCGTCGCCGGTTTGAAAATATAGTTTGCCGTCATTGAAAAGGCCCACGTCATATACTTTGGTGGCGTAGTTTGAAAAATGATTGTTTTGTTTGTGTAAAATTCCCCGCAATCCATCGACTGAAGCATGACCATTTTTGGGTTTGAAAATGACCGTGATTGAAATACCATTGGAGCCGTCAATATCAAGGGAAGCTGAATCCGGAAGCTTGGCCCCGTCCTCATTGGTGGGTTCATAATATTGCGCCTTCCCGACTTGCCCGGTGACTTGGGTGGGTTCCCGGCCGGCATCGGCGGATCCGTCATTGCGGTATGAGCTTGAATCCTCCACCTCACTGGCGGTGCCGTCCCAATTGCCGTTGCCATGAATTACGGCCACATAATCATCGTCAAATACATTGTCCTGACCATACGTGTCGCCCCGGCCGTAATCAGTAGCGGATGATCGGCCATAGTACACATACACCGACACATCATCGGTGCCGTCAAAACTGCCGGAATACTTAGTGTGGACCTCACCGGTATCGGCGCCGGCGTCATAGTTGACAATTTCCCGAGGCAATTCGGTCAAACCGTCGTCCTTAGTGATTCGGATGTCGCCGGCATCGGATCGTACATGAGTGTGGAAGTGGGCCGGCAAGCGGCTCAAATCAAGGTATATGGGGAAATCGGTGTCGGCTTCCAATTTTGAAGCCGGGATGGTGTAGGCGACGCGATAGGGCCAATTGTCATCGTACCAATTGGCACCGGTGCCGGTTAGTTTGGCGGAGCGCTCAGAATTGACGTTGGTGCCGCCGGTAAGTTTGGCCGCCCGATCCGAATTTGTGGTGGTGGTGCCCGTGACTTTCGCGGATCGATCGGATGCGGCGGTTTCCTGACCTGTTAGTTTGGCGGCGCGTTGTGACGTGTCGGTATCGGTACCGGCAATTTTGGCGCTTCGTTGATCATTGGCGCCGGTGATTCCCGTGACTTTGGCGGACCGCTCATTTGTTGCAGTATCCTGGCCGGTTATTTTTGCGGCTCGGGTGTCGGTAGCGGTGGTGGTACCGGTTATTTTTGCCGACCGGGAATCATTGGCCGTCAATTGCCCTGTGGTTTTGGCGGATCGAATATCGTTGGCCGTGTCGGTGCCGGTCAGTTTGGCCGGCCGGTCATCGGCGGTGCCGCCCAAACCGGTGATTTTGGCGGCTCGGGTATCGGCGGCGGTGTCGGTCCCGGTAACTTTTGCGGACCGTTGCGAATTTTCTGTATCAAACCCGGTCAGTTTGGCGGACCGGGTGTCATTTGCCGTACTACTACCAGAGGTTTTCGCATTCCTTTCATCCGAATCCGTACTTTTTCCGGTAACCTTGGCACTACGCTCCCCGGTGACAGTATCCTGGCCGGTTGCTTTGGCATTCCGATCGCTTGAATCACTACTTTGACCAGTAATTTTGGCGGATCGGGTGGAATTGGCGGTATCGGTCCCAATAGTTTTGGCGGACCGGGTGTCATTTGCCGAATCCTGCCCCGTTATTTTGGCCGATCGGGTCGAATTGGCCGAATCCTGGCCCGTGACCTTGGCCGACCGGGTATCGTTGGCGGTGGTTTTTCCGGTGGTTTTTGCCGGCCGCTCATCATTGGTTTCGGTACCACCACCCGGTGAATATCCTTGGACCGCCGGCCCGTTGGTTTCACGGAAAAAAGCATTGGTGGCAGTATCAAGGGTGGATCGATCGGAAATGTCGGTGTTGCCGATGACCACATCACCATTGCCGTCCTCACCATTCAATGGGTAGGATCGGGCTTGGTTGCCGGTCCATGAAATAGTGTCATCGACATTTGGCTCCGCCGCTCCGGTTTTGTAATATGCCGTGTCACCGCCGGAGGTAAAAGGAATGCATCCGGTGTCATTGTCCCAATGACCGATATTCCACCCGATTTCGTATGAAACCGGGCTTGATGGGGTGTAGGCATAGGCTCCGGGCGTTGCCGATGGGGTTATGAGTGGCGATTTGTATTTGACCGTATCACCATCGAAAAGCAAAATTTTGAAACCTTTGGAGTTTCGTGAGTAATAATTAAACTCAAAAATCCTATTGTCGGCTCCCCCGCCTCCGCCCGTAATTTTAGCGGCCCGCTCATTATTGGTGGATGCCTTCCCGGTTATTTTGGCCGCGCGCTCACTGTTGGCCGAATCGGTTCCGGTGATTTTAGCCGATCGAGTGTCATTGGTTAATTGTGAGCCGGTAGTTTTTGCCGGCCGCTCCGCATTTGAGGTTGATTTCCCTGTAATTTTGGCGCTTCTGGTTGAATTTGTTGTGTCCTGGCCAGTCAGTTTGGCGGACCGGGTGTCATTGGTGGCGGTGCCGGCTCCGGAGTATGTAGCCGTGAGAGTAACATCATGCAATTCTGGTGTGGCGGTGCCATCACCCGAAAATGATGCCTTGTATTTGATCAGTCCATCGGCCGGCGTGGTGATGCTGGTGATGTCGGGAATTGACCCCCCATTTGAAACCGACGACCACCCCTCCCATGTTGACCCGGAGTTTGTTGACACATTCGTTTCCATGGTGAGGGTTTGGGAATTGAGGGTGGCCGTCCAATCAATTGTGCCGCCGCCAACCGCGTTGAGTTTGGTGGTGGAAAAGGTGGATGATTCATAGGTGCCGGAGGTTTCATAGCCCGATCCGGTATAAACTTTGACCAAATCAAGGGCCACGTCGGCGGCCCATCCTCCGGCGGCTACATCGCGAAACCTTAGTTTGGAGTAATCGACAAAATTACTACTGCCGGTGGTAACGTGATTCCATTGATTGCCTTGGTCGCCGGTTGATGACCAAATTTCGGTCCAAGTTGAGCCATTCCACCCCTCAAGGTAAAGGGTGCCTTGATCGACCCCATATTGATGGTAGTAGAAGTCAACATATCCGGATTCGGTGGAGCCGATGTCATACTCAATAACTGCTTCATTGCCGGAAGTATACATTGCGCTTGGCGATGAGGCTTCGATGTATATATAATAAGTGCCGTCCTGGGCCGATGATGGGCCGGTGTTTGATGATGGAGTGCCACTTGCGTCACGTATCCAATCCTGGTCATCATCGGTTCCCAAGGTCCAATCCCCCAAACTCGATTCAAATGATTCAGTGTCCTCCAAACTAACCGAAGCGCTCAAGGATATTTCGTCATTGGAAACGTAGGTGTTTGAGGTGGTGCCGTCAAAATCGGCATCAAGGGTGTCGGTGTCGGAAATTTCATCGGCCACAAAGACGACTTCATCCCCATATGAATACCCTTGATCATTTTTGGCATACGCTCGGACATAGTAGGTTTGTCCGGAAGTCAAACCCGAAATCGTAAGGGAAAATGTCCCGGTTGAGTAGGTGCCAGTTTCATTTTGTACGTTAGAATAATTCGACGAAGCCGGTGAAGTGTCACCGGGGTCGCTATAACTTGAAGTGTCATATACAAAACCGCGCTCGGTTGGGCTTGATTCCCCCTCGCTGATAATATTTCCATTCCCATCGCCGGCGGTGTCTTTGATATTGTCAATTGCGGATGTGGTAACCACCGGGGTCACCACTCCGGTATAGCCGGCTTCATATACCTTGACGCTTGACGTTTCCAACCTTGCTTCGATAATCCCCGACCCATCAGCCTCGATCAACCATCCGGCGGCTCGAAATAAGTCATTGCCATAATTGTCAGTAACACCATTTTTTCTCAAATCGCCATAATCGGCGACGCTAGTCCACATGAAATACAAACCACCCGACGACCCGCTCGGCAATGCCGTCATGTCGTAATAACCGGACCCATATGAGCCGGTGTCACGATCAATCATGTTGGTGTGGGTTGTGATGTCGGTTGTTAGGTAGCCAAAAAGGTAGGTTTTTGAATTGTTCGATGACGCATAGTGTTCAAAAATTTGATTCGCGTCTACGCCCACTATTCGGCCGGCGGCCCGCTCGCAATATGAGGATGACGGAATTTCGTCGGTACTGCCATTTTTCCGCAATTTGTATGTATCGCTTACTGAAAAATTCGTAACCGATAATATTGCGGCGGTGGCCGTGTCCGGGGAAGTGTCGGAGGAAATATCGACATCCGCCCATGACCCTGTTATACCCGGGTCCACATCGATCATGTTGACATAAAATGTCGCCTCGGTTGTAAAATAACCGATCAATTCTATGAAGCAGCTTGCGCCAACATATGCTTCAAAAACCCGGCTCCCATCCACCCCAACATACATGGTCCCATGTTGGTGACCAAAATAGTTAGTCGTCCACATCTGCGTGGTATCGGTGCTTCCGTTGTTGCGGATGCCCATGGTGTATGAAGCGTTCAGGGCGGTTTCACGTATGCGCAAAATCACACCAGTGGCGCCGGCGGGAATATATGAGCTTACATCAACATCCTGCCATGACTCCGTTGTGCCTGGAGTAACATCGACCTTAGTGATCCAAGTGACACTCATGCTTTACACCTCCGGATCATCCGCGTTTTCCTCACCATCAAGCTCAAATCCTTGTGCCTCTAAATTCTGAATGGCCGCTTGCGCTTGCTCATGGCGATAGGCCACCACCTCACCTTGCTCATTGACGTCGTTATATTCATTTTCCGGTACGCGGTTTTCCAGGGCTTCCACCATATTGGCTTGATGAAATTTGACGGCATACTTGTTCCAAATCATGCCATGAAGTTTGTCAAATACTTCCTTTGGGGTAGCATTGATTGGGGTCGGATTCCAATTCGACCCATCCCAAGTGGCTTTGGCCATAAATTCCGGATTGTTTGGTCTGATATCAAACACTAATAGTGCGTGGCGTGTATTCGGGTCGCGCCGGGCCACAAAGCGCTTGCTCTGACCTTTTTTCCAAAAATTGTAGTATGCATCCTCCAATTTGTCATGTACTCGATTGAATCGTTCATCAATTTTTCGCCGCAAATACTCATGTTCAATACGGTCAAAATTTCGTTGATGTGTCATTTTTCACCCCCTTTGCTTTTCACTAATGTCCAACAATTCCTTGGGTCGGTTTCATCGACCCACAATTGCAATTCATAGGTGGGATATTCGGCAATGGCGATGGTGTACCAATCACTGATTTTGATGGCTCCGGGTTTATCATCAATCATGGCCATTTCCCGGCTCATTTTCCGCTCACACCAAAAGTCGATTGGGGGCTCAAGGTTGGCAAATTCGGAAAATTTTGGGTTTTTACCGGCGGAGGGTAGGTTGAAAGTGCGGCCGTCCTTGGTGGTCAAGGCCAATGATGTGATGGCCGCGCCGGTTTCCTGCAAATGCTTTTGCAGTTTTTGCCATGGCGACAAATCGCCCTCGATTTCCGTAAAATTTCCTTTGCCTTCAAAAAAGGTGTCGCCCTTGTTGGTTGACACCTGCCATCGTACCTGATGGGAGTTCATTGTGACCTCCAAATATCACTACTTATTAAGTCCCAAAGGGCCTTGCCAAGTGAGTGGGGTTTATTCTGGTTGTGCTTCGTGCTCCACCGTGTAAGAGTATGAATCCTCACCAACCAGGATATCGGCTTCACTCACGCCGTCCTGAAAAGTGATTTTATGATTCGGGGTGTTGATCCCCCGGAGCCCGGCGATTCTGACCCGGACCGATCCAATTTTGGATTCGGGATCGGGGACGCCGGCTTTGGTGAGCACATCAAGTGCGGTTGTTCGTTGCATATTAAGTGTAGGTTAATTCGTCACGTAAAGTGAATGCTGTTTTTTCGCCAACCGAATCGGGGGAAGCGGAAATGATGATGTAAAAGTCATGGGAGGTGGATGATCCGGAATCGGTGATCGATAGGGCCGATCCGGAGCCCTCGGCGGCGGTGAAATTGGTGTCGCCGGATTCGGCGGCCACAAAAGTGACGCCGGTTGGGCCATTAGTGGTGACACTGTCATCATAAGCGTAAAAGGTATGGGAGGAAACGGCCACGGCCGATCCGTGGGCAAAATTGATTTTCAAAGCGCATTCGGAATCCAAAATGGCATCAATATCCTCGGTGCCGTCGCCCCAATCGGCTTGGGAATCGCCGCCGGCGCCACCTGATTGGGAAATGAATTTGTTGTTGCGGGGAGTATTACCGGATGAATCATCGGCGCCGACACTTGATTCGACATGGGTAGTGTCATTGTATGCGCTTACGGTGATGGCGGTGTCAAACCCGCCGGAGCCGGCAAATTGCACGATGTCGGTGGCTTCAATTGTGGTTGGAGCTGTGCCTTGTAGGGTCCAAGTATACGTTGCCATTTGGAATCATTATAGCAATTGAATCCGCTATGGTGTCAAGCAATTGGCCAAAAATTGCCTCAAATTGGCTTCCTCCGCATCAAAATCCACTTTTTCCTTGAATTTGGCATATGCTTTTTGCCTCATTTCCCGGTATCGATCGGGATCATTGTAGTATGTAACCTTCTCAATAATTTGTTTTGGGGTCAAATCATCGATGTTGATGCAGGTCGCCCCATCAATCATCAAGTCGCCGGCCATTTTCCGCCGGTAGTAGGACATTTTGACGATTGGCGGGATGCCCATAGCAAATGCGTTGTGGATGATGTGGCCATAGCCGTCGCCGCCGGCCTTCACATGCCACACAAAACGTGCCCGGCTAATTTTTTCGGCCACTTGCTTCGTCCCATGCAAGGCCCCATCCCGACATGAGCCGCCAAATGATTTGAAATCCCAATCGGGCATCAATTTTTCCAAAGTTTTGAACATGGCCCAATCGGATGAAAAATGGGCTTGATGGCCATAGGCATTGATGAAACTGAAAATAGTGTTGGTTTCCGTGGTGGCTTGTGGCCGGAAAATGTCCAAATCAAATTCCTGGTGGTAGGAAATAAAATTGATCCGATCGGGCACGTTGTCGATATAGGCCGAAGCCATAATGTTGTCGGCTTCACCGGCCGCAATGGTCCACGCGTTGCCGATTTGGTATATCAATTTAGCCTCCGGTGCATATTCGGCAATCAATTTTTTGAATGGCTCAATATGGGTGGGGATGGTGGCGATGACAAAATCAAAGCGCATTTTTTGGAAGTAATCGAGGGTGACGGCTCGGTTGAATGCTTCCGAATCAATGTCAAAGCATTGATACACGCCGGATGGCTCATAATTGATCACCTCATTGAGTTTGCGGGACCCGTCGGGCGTGTTGCCGCCGATGCCCAAATATTGCTCAACCGTGGCCGGATGCTCAAATACATGCCAAAAGTTCTTGTTGTACCATTCCCGGCCGATCGGCCGGTACACCATGCCGCCCAAACGCCGCTCGAATAACATGATGAATGATTGAAGCAATGACGCGTGATGGAAATCACAAAATACATTGTATGTTTTCATATTATTGCAATAGTATAGGGTACTACTCCCCTATCGCATGGGTGTGTCATTTTTTTACTTTTTACCCAAGCGCGTCGGAGTAGGGGAGTGCGGTGGGGTAGGGGAGTGGATTGTTGCATATATTTCAATTATAGGTCTAAGCGTTTCTAAGGGCCTTTTTTGCCGTTTTTCTCCAGGTGGGGTGAATATATACTCCGGAATCAAGGACCTGCCTCAAATAGTCATAAAATTCGTCTTTGCAATAATTCGGCGGCTCATTTTCGGTGATCAAACGCCAATTGTGGGTCATGCCATTGTAATGTTTGAAGTATTGATCGGGGATATGGGCCGGCTCGATTTCCAAAAGCTCCAAATCCTTTTGGATTTGGCCGAAATGATCGTATTCGGGCGGCTTGGCGGAAAAGTCTTTGGACGTCAATTCGAGGGTATTGCGTTTGATGAATAGGCAAGCCGGATGAAGCCGATCGCCTTGTTTGATGCCGATGACATCGTGATCCTCACCGGCTTTGTATACATGCTCCCAAAAGCCGTCCTTTGGGTAAAAGTCCTGCTCGGTAAACCATAACCAATCGGCATTGTAGGATTGCACCAAGGCCCGTTTGACGGCCGTATGCCGCCAGTCGATGCCGCCGGTCATATACGGATCAATGAAAAGGATGTAATCGGGCGACATGATATTCATGACAAATTGCATATAATTGTCGCCCAATGGTGCCGGCGTCACTGAAATGATCACCCGATTGAATCGTTGCCGCTCCCGCTTGATCATTTCCCGCCATTGTGGAAAATCACAATTTTCCGGCCACGATACAATCACATCAAAAATCATGCAACACCTCCTCATATATTTTTTGTCGGCGCCGGATGCGCTTCATGCTTAGTTTGAATTGATTGATTATTTGCATAATCCCCAATTGATAGTAAGTGGCAAATTCATCCAAGCGGTCCGGCTCCCGACCTTCAAAAAAGGTCAACCACCATTGAACCCGGCGCTCATATTCCCGTTTTTCAAAATCGGTGGTAGGTTTGGGCTCCAATTCGGTCGGTCCTTGCGGCTTTTCAAGGTGCATGCGGGCCAAGGGCCGGTTGTGATCATCGCGCAAAAGCCCGGAAATACCTGATGACAATGAGCCAATATGGCACCATCCGGCTTTGCCGTCCCAAATGCTCCGCTTTTCCCGATAATGCTCTAAGTCATCCGGGTGGGTATGGTATTGACGCAATTCGGCGATTTTTTTCTTTGTGATTATAGCCCTTATTTGCAAACTGGCCTCCACAAAGGTGTCGCCGTGTTGATCGGTGTCAAAAGCCATGCCAATAGGCTCCACCACCTCACCGGCGTGCCAAAATTTGGAGCCGAAATTGTCGATTTGCTTCAAAAGCTTGGTTTCGGAGAAAAAATAGCAAGGCCAAAAATTGGGCCCCCGTTCACCATCACCCACATCATTCAAAAGCCATTTGAACACGGCGGCTTTGTACAATTCCAAGCCGCATGATCCCCGGGGCGATCCTACTACCTCAAAACCGTGCTTTTCCAACAACCGGAAGCCTGCCCCCACGGCCCCGGTTACAAACACAAAGGCATCATCCTCAATGAGCATGGTGTGGGTTTCCGTCACCTGGGGAAGTATGCGTTTGATGGCTTCCCCGTGCTCTAATTGATGGTCGGTATATAGCAAGGTCACCTTGGGATCGTCGGCCACCAAATTTTTTTCATATTCCACCACCTCAGCGGCCACCGGCGTGTTGAGGTGGATATATAACCGATCGATTTCATCACGCCAATACCATTTGAAAAGGGTGTACCAATAGTGAAGCAAAAAAGGATCGCCCGGAGTGGGTAAAATGGCGGCCCGGCTCATGCCCGCCCCCACTCAAATCCGCATGAGCGGCAAACATATTTGTCCGGTGGTTTGCGCTTGAAAAATATGGTGACCAAAAAAAGCATATACCACATATACCTCCGGGTCATTTGGAAAAAGCTTTCGCCGGCATATTTTTTGACGTTGCGACTTTTGCATCGCGGACACTTAGGCCCAAACATAATCCTCCGGGTGTATTTTGTAAAATCCGGCCAAGCCACGTGGGGTGGGGAAGTGGAAGGGCCGTAATCGGCTATGCTCGATCAATTCCCTGATAGCGTGGGGAATTTCACCCCACGGCCAGGCAAAGCCGTGTTCGGTGTTATCAACCTGGCCCATGTGTCGGTGCAAATCATGAATGAAAATATACCCGCCGGGCTTGATGTAATCACAAAATCGGACCAATTCATTGAAGCGTAATTGCGGCTCGGTATCCAAAAGCGCCATGTCATACCGGGTACCGCGCGGCGGTTGCCATTTGGTGGCATCGGCCTGAATGTTGTTAATTAAATGAAAAAGCTTGGCTTTTTGGAAATTTCTGGCGGCGGTGTTGTATAGCTCCGGCAAAAATTCAAGGGTGTCGATTTGAGTTTCGGCGGCAAAAGCATTGTGCGATACTGCCAAGGCCATATACACGGTGGAAATGCCCTTGTGGGTGCCGGTTTCCAAAATGCGCTTGGGCTTCAATAGCCGGACCATGGCATACAAAAATTCCCCCACCTCACATTCGACGCCGGCATCATCGAATGCTTGATAACCCAAGGCCCCGGAGCCGGAGTATTCCGATTCGGAATTGATAGCCAGTCCCAATCGGCGGGCGACTTCATCGGTGATCATCATACAAAAAATCCTCCCATTGTTTTTTTATATTGTCTTTGCCAAAAAATTCGATGGCGGTTTGGCGGCCGGTTTCGGAAATTCGGCGGGCCAATTTGATATTGGTTTTCAATTCCTGCATTTTTTGCCGTAAATATCCCAAATCATCGGAAATGAAGCCATTGTATTCATTTTGAATCAAATCGGGGATTTCGTATAGGTCCTGGGCCAAATTTAAGCTTTCGCCATGCTTGGGACCCAAGCAAATCATCGGAGCGCCGGTCATCATGGCTTCAATGAAAGTCAGGGTGTATGAGGCCGGTTGGGTGCCGGTGTATATATACCCCCGGCAATCACGATATTTTTGTTTCATAGCTTCATAAGTCAAAAAGCCGCCATTCAAGCTGTTGAGGGCTTCGTTTTTGGGTCCGTATACATGAGCATTGAAATCCTTGACCAATTCCAAAAAGGCGTCCACCTGCAAAAACTCACCCCGGTGGTGCATGTCCTGGGCAAAGGTGACAAACTCCGTGCCTCCACCGATCCAATGGTTGTATTCGTTTGGGTCCTTGTAAAAGCGGATGACCGCATCGGCGCCTATATTGAAGGGGATGTTGATTTCGCGGGGCGAATAGCGGACCACCTGCAAGCCCTGATCCCGGTAGGGCCTCAGTTTTTGTTCAATTTTCCCCACCGATTGGCCAATGGTGCGCCATATGACCCGCTTGCCCTTGATAATATCCCAATTTTTGCTGATCCAATCGGGCCGGTGCATCACCATCACCGTGTCAAACGGCTCGACCAATTCCGGGGTCAATTCATGTTGGGCGGGTAGGGGAGTGTTATATAGTTTTTTGTCGGGGGCATGTTTGAGCGGCGGCCGGATCGGATCGGCCGGCCGGGTGGGGATGACATAGGACCCCAGGGCAAAATAATCGATGCCCAATTCCTCAAACAATTTGAGTTCGTCATATTCGAGGGTGGCATGGCATGACAAATACAAAAGTTTCATATATGCGGCTCGAGTTTTTTACTAATTTTTTTTAGTCTTTCCAACATTTTCCCACCCACAAACTCAAATGAAAATTTCGACTTTACCACTTTTTGACCTTCCAAGCCCATTTCCCGGGCCTGTTTTTGATTTTCAAATACCCACCGCATGCCCTTGCGAATGTCATCGACTTTGACATCGGCCCATCGCTGGTCCAGGGTGTACCAAGCATCATTCCGACTATTTTTGACCGGGCAAAGGGAATAGGGGAGCAAATACGCGGTTTTTTTGTGCTCCAAATACTCATGAATACCGCCGCAATTGGTGGAAATCACCGGGTTGGCCATTAGTAATGCCTCCATTTGGGGAATGCCCCACCCTTCGCCCCGGTGCGGCGATACATAGCAATCAAATGTGGCGTGGAAGCGGTACATTTGCCGCCGATCCATCAATTGGGTGAATAAATACACCGGCGGATATGCTTTCACATCCACCCGGCGCTTGGCTTTTTTGATGAATGACTTGATTTCATCGAATTTGCTTGGTTGGAAATTGTCCACATAGGTTTTGATGGTCAAGGACACGCCCTTGGTGCCCTCAAATTCCCGCCAAAATGCCTCCAATAGTGCCATGGGGTTTTTGCGTTCGGTCCATTCAAAAATGGCGTAAAATTTGAAATCGTTTTGGTTGGGGATCAAATAGGGTTTTGGTTCGGGCGCGTTGGCGTCGATGGCCTCGGTGATGATGTGAATGGGTTTGGTAACGCCGGCGGCCCGGATGGCATCGGCATTGTATTGGGAGCCGGTCCAAATTTCGTCCAAAATCTCACATTTGCTGGCAAAGGCCAAGGGCAGTTTGTTGGTTTCCCAAAACACCCGGCCGACATGGTATTTGCCGGCTTCCAAATATTTCTGATAGACATTGGGAGTGACGTGCAAAATTTTGATTTTGTAGCCCAATTGCCGATTTTCGGCATCCCGTGCAATCGATCCCAATTTGCCAAAATCGGAAAGCTCAATGGTGTATTTGGGAATTTCGGTGGTGAGCACTACACCGGCGGCATGCAGGGCGCCGACATCATGCCGGCCGGCCTCACCATAGCCTGAATAGTCTGCCAAAGCGCCGGTGTATTTGACCTTCATCAACGGTTGCTTTCACTCAAATTTCGATATAGTTTCCGGCATCATAGCGGATTTGTGTACCGCAATTTTGACACACCACACTTGAAAATTTTTCCTTTTTGTTGGAATAGAATGCCCGACCGGTGCAAGCGGGGCAAAAATAGCGGTATTTGGCATTTTTTTCATTCAACGGCTTGTCGGATGCCTCATTTTCGGTTTTTTTCTTGGCCACTGGTATCACCCCCTATGTAATGCGCTTCAAATTTAATATGTTTTGTACCCGCGACTTGACGGGCAATGGTTTGCGGCGGATGTCATCAAAAATACTTTTCAATTGTTTGGCGGTGTTTTCGTAGGTGTATTTGGTGACGTATCCGGCCGCTTTTTTACCCATCGCGCGGGCTTGCTTTTCGTGTTCATACACGTGGCGCATTTGCTTTTGCAAATGCTTGGCGTCGCATACCACCATTCTACCAACATCCTGGCCCTTGTATCGCAAGTACAGGCCGGGGCATTCCTTTTCCACTTTGACTTCATACATATATTCCGGGTTGAAATATTCGGCGATCCCATGGGCATTGGGCACGATTGCCGGCATACCGGTGGCCATGGCCTCCAATGGAGGAATACCAAAACCTTCCCCACGGCTTGGAAATACAAAGCAATCCGATCGGGCCAATAGGTTTTGCATTTGTTTGGGTGAATATTTGCCGGTGATGACATCGATGTGTGGGTATTGGGTTTTGGTGATGGGAATGGGCGGCCGATCGAGGATGGTTTTGAATACCATTTTGACCGGCTCATCCGGTTCAAACTCCGACACAAAGGCATTGAAAGCTTCCATGAATCCTTTGCGGGCATTGAAGGCGTTATAGTGCAAAAAAGTAAAATCCCGGCGGGTTTCCTTGACCGGTTGACGCTCCACTGGTTTGTAGGTGTCGGCGTCATAACCCAAGGGCACCACCGTGGTGTCAAAGCCGGCCCGGGCAAAAGTATCCTGGCAAAATTTTGAAGGCACCAGGATCAAGTCGGCGGCCGCCAAATAGTCATGCCATTCGTCGGGTATGCGGGTGGATTCAAACATGGTGTATATAATTCGGAAGGGTGCCTCAATTTGTAGGATGCCATAAGGTGCATGCAACAATACGGCAATATTTTGATCGTCATAGTAGGTTTTGACATCCTCACCCATTTCCTTCAAATGCCGCATGATGTGGTGGCTTGCTTCCGCGTAGCCGTTGGCCCCGGTTTGTGACACGGTGGCCATATATACCCCCATGGCCGGATCGCCCTTGGCCTGCTTTTTTTTGGCCAGGCGGTCATAGCGCTCTTGTTCATATTCCTTGATTTCGGATTTTTTTGCTTTGCGGAAACCTTTTTGGTCAAGCCAATCGGTAAATTCCTTTTCGGTTTCGACGGCCACAATGCGGCCGAATGGGTTGACCAAGTAAAAGCTCATGCGACTAATATACTACATTAGGTGGAAATAGCACAATAGGGCGGAGCTTTTTCAAGCCGCCGCCCTGATTGTGGCGAAAGTCAACCGTTGATGTTATGAGCTTTCGACTTCGACAATGCGCCTTTGATCGGTGATAGCAACACCGAAAAGCAAATCAAGGGTCAATTGATGTGCTCCAAGGTCGCCGTTGTACCAGAATAGGGTCCGGAGTGATAACCCAACCGATGGGTCGAACACTTGGCCGGACAATACCCCGGTGCCTCTGGCCGGTTGTGGTAACGGGCGGGAGGCGATCACAAGCGCGTTTTTGGTGTAGGCCAAATTGTGGTAAGTCACCGGTGATCCGGAGGTTTGCACCATTTGACTTTCGTGGATTTCAAGCCCATATGTTCGGATCATTTGACCCTCGGTGATGGTTTTACCATCGCCCCGGGCGTCATACCGACTGTACTTGTCAGTGGCCAATAGGTCATTGTAAGCCGTGCCATCGACGTACAAATACCGTTGCTCGGGCATTGGTACTTTTTGATCGGTAAAGTATTTCCGGACATCCAAAAGGGAGGTGTCGATACTGGTTGCATCGGAATCATCAAAAGTGACCGTGTTTTCAATGCTTGGATGCAATGAGGCCAGGGCGGTTTCAACCGCTTCGGCCAATGCAATTGCACCGTCATCGGCATACCCATCCTGGGTGTCCTGGTTTTCCAAAACCTTGGTCACGTCATCGATGGTAAGGGTGACTTCTTTGTGAGTGTCTAAAGTGACATACACATCGGTGGCCGTTGGGTTTTGCTTGGTGAAGTTTGATCCGGCCGTTTTGTCATTGGCCTGAACCGCACCGCGCACCGGTACTCGAATGGTGTCGCCTTCCTGGGCCGTGGCCCAATCGGAATCACGCGAAACCGTCCTCGCCAAATTCAAATAGGACGGAAACCGTCCAATCGCTTTTTGGGCAATAATCGTGGGAATAAATACCGCGTTTGTCGTATTGTTCAATACGTCTGCCATATAGTTTTTTCACCTCCAATCATAGTCAATTTGCACTACATAGTAATGCCAAAAGTATTCAATTGATCGGGATGGTGAAAAAACTGTTATTTTTGAGGGCCCGGCGTGGTGGTGCCGTACAAATCATCCTCAATGTTGCCGGTTTTCATGGCCTCCAAAATGTCTTGTTCATTTTCCCGGTAAAATACCGGGTCCTGAATTTGACTGTGTTTGAAGCGCTTGGGTTGGTCGGTTCCGCCCTTGCCTGGGTTTGTAGCACTACCAAGGGTGGTGCTCCCGGGGTCGCCAAATAGGTATTTGCGCGATTCCTTGAGCTCACCGATTGCTTCATCCACTCCGGCGACGTTGCCGTTGTCATCCAATGACACTTTGGACCGGTCAATCAGTTTTACCACTGCATCCTGATCAACCGCGCCTTGCTTTGCGGCCGCTTGCATGATGTTCATGTCAATTACGCTCTGCCGGAATTTTTCCTGGGCTTCTTCGCGTTCTTTTTCAAGCTTTTCGACCAATTCTTCATATTTTTTTTCTTCCTTGAGCTTTTTTTCCTCAAGTTTTTTTTGTTCGGTTTCGTATTGGTCGGCCTTTTTGGCGCGTTGTGTCAGTTCTTTGAACCTTGAGTGTTGCCACAAACGCGGATCGTCAAAGACTTTTTGAAAGTCCTCATCCCCAAGTTTGCTGACATCAAAGTTGGAATTATCGGTATCCGTTTTTTTCGCGTCCGACGCGTCCGACTTTTCCTTTTTGTTGTTAATATCGCCTGTTTTTGAATCGGAGGCATCCGATTTTTTACCTTCTGCCATATTTTCCCCTCAGTTGGTGTCGCGGCCTGCCCGCGCCGGGTAAATGTTATATACTGGCATTATATACATTTGTCGGCGGCATGGTCAAACCACTTGCAAATAATGTAGGATGATTGTAGTATATAGGTGGAGGTGCACAAATGCCCGATTTGCCACAATACTTTGAAGTCGATTTTGATGTTTTCGTCAAGGTTTTCAATACCGGGGTGGATGAAGTCACGGCCATCAATCATTGGGGCAATCCCTACCCCCCGATCAAAGCCATGGTCGAAGGCCGGCGAGTAGGCCGGGCAACATTTGAAAAGGCCGCCGAAAATCGTCAGGGTTTGCCCACGCCGGTGCGATCCAAGGCCGCGTCCCGGGCTTCCGAATAAAGTTTCAACATTTGTTTTTCCGCTTTGCGCCATTCCGGGCCCTTGACCCGGACCACATCATATAATTTGTCGCCGCCAAGTTCGGTTTTGGCCGTCCACATTTCCTCATAAGTCACTTGCACCTCACCGATCCTGCCACCGGGCAATTTGATGTTGACCATGTTCATGGCATAGCCGGTTTCCTCATGCAATTTTTCTTTGACCCGGTGTATTTCATAGTGCTCCGATACCGATTCCACAATAGCGTCAAATTCCTTTTTGTCCCATGGGTTTCTGATAATGACGGCCCCCCGATTGGTGTCCTTGAGCTCAAAAGTTTCGGCGTTATAGTCATTGATCACTTTGTTGGTGGAGCGCTCCAATTTTTTGGGTGAGCCAATATGATGATCGACGTTGAGTTTTTTGCTGATTTTCTCAAAATTTTGCTTGAATTTTTCCTGGTGTTTTTTGGCCGGGTCGGTCATATTTTTTTTGACTTGTTCTTTGATCGGACCCCGCATCGATTCGCCGGCGGGGTCATATGCTCCCTTCTCCGGATCGTATGCTCGGGTCATTTTGGCTATTTTGGGCACCAATACATTGATGGCATGCCGGCAATTGGGATGAAATAAGCCGGCCCGCTCGGCATCAATCACGGTGTCATAACCTCTAGTAGCGCCGGTGGATGACAGGACCTTGCCTTGCCAGGGAAGGCACAAGGGGCATGAGCTTTTACCATGATTTGATACCTGCACCAAATCATACCCATTTTCCACCAGTCGATTGGCGATTCCCCGATTGCGGGTTTCCACCACCTTGGTCCGGAAAAGCATTTCGGAATATCGATCGAGGGTCCATGACCGACCGCCCCGATCCACGATGGCGGCCAATCCATCCTCCATCAATCGGCCCTTCATTTCCCGCTTAACATTGCGCAAAGCCGCCCCGGAAACCATGCCGGAGGCCATTTTTTGGGTGAGGGCTTCCCGGGAAAAGCGGCCCAACAACAATTGGGCATTCCGGTCCACGCCCACCAAGCCCTCGGCGAATGCTTTGGCGGTTTCATCCACCAGGGCGGCGATGGCATCCTTGTGGATTTGGTTGAAACCGGTTTCCACCGCCACCGGTGCCCGGACATTCTTCAATTGCTTGACCGCATCGTCGGCGCCCAATTCGTAATACTCGGGAATTTCCTGTTTGATCCAATCGTTGGTATTTTCACCAAGCTCGGACAAAATGACCTCAATTTGTTTGAGGATTTTTTTGCGGTTTTGTACACCCCAATCGGTGGCGCCAGCGATTTCGCCCACAATATCCTTGTATGCGGCTTTATAGGTGCCGATAATTTTTTGGAGGTTTTTTTCGTTGACCTCGACTTCCAAAGGATACATATTGGCTACTCATTTCCCTGATCCTGGTCATCATTCTGGCCGGCCGGTTGAAAATTGGGCGTCAATTTCATGCCCTCAAATGCTTTTTTGGATTCGTCATCGGCTTCCTTGAGCATTTCCTTGGCCGATTCTTCATCCACTTGGTTGATGGTCATAATGGCGGCCTTTTTGGATTTGAGGCCGGCATCGACCTGCATCACTTCATCGGTGATCATTTCGGTGCCATCGATCGGCAAGCCGTCGGACCATTCAAGCTCGGGCATCATGGGATCGCCTTGCAATGATTTGCCGTCGATTTTGATGTTGTATTGCTTGGCCAATACTTGGGCCTTGTACAATACCCGCTTGATGGCGGTGTCATAATACAATTTTTTCCGGGCGACTTTGGCAATGGTTCGCATCAATTTGAATTTGAGGGCCCGGCCGGAATCGGATTGGCCCTCACCCATGCCCAATACATCCGGTGACACTTCCCCGATCATGTAAATAAATTCGACCAATTTTTCAATTTCACTGAAAGCGTTTTCCAAGGACGCGTCCCAAGTAATGTATGTCGGTTGGCCGGATTCGCCTTCCTCAATTTCAATCACTCCCAATGACTTTTTCTTGACCCGCCCTTTTTCATCCAATATGCCCGGCGGCACGGCCAGGATCGGGTCGGAGTGTTTGTCTAAAATGTTGTCAACCTTGCTCATGCGGTTGTTGATGGCAAAAAATAGGGAATCCAAATCATAGTAATCGGAAATGCCAAAATACAATGAGCCGGTTTTCCAATTGGGGACATGCTCCAATAAGTTGAAATTGACCTCGGTTTTTTCCAGGTTTTTCAAATCATCGATGCCAAGCATGCCCAAATCCACTTCCTTGTCGATTTTTTCACCCTTCATCAAAAATAGTTTGTTTTCAATTTGGCCCCGGGTGTGGATTTCCTGCCGCAAGTAGTAATCCTTGCCAATTTTAATTTTCCAAGCCAAAGTTTCCACCGCCGGCCGCTCCCTGACATTGAAATTTGATACTTCGGGGAAATATATATTTGGGGTGATGTCCTCAATGATGACCGTCGATTGGTCCTGTTCAAAATCCTTTTTGCCGATCCGCAATTTGAAAATCCCGTCACCTTTGTATGAATTTGACAAAGCCGATTCATATAGTTGGGTGTCGAGGTTGTTGGTTTTCCACAAGTTTTCCACAAATTCCTGGTCGCCCTCGGGCATGCGCACCTTCACAGGCTCCGAAAAAAGCATATCGGCCACAATTTTGGTGATCATGCCGGCGAAATTGACTTTGATATACCGCAAGTCGGCCCACCGGCGATTGAAATGTTCGTCATCGATGGCCATGTTGAATGCGCTGAAATGTTGGCCCAAAAAAAGCTTTTCGTAGTATTCATACCCACCGATCCGGGCTTTGGATGCGTCATCGGGCCAGGCCGGTTTGGTTTTGGCCGTCAAATCAGCATCAACCTTTTCCGCTTCACTTTTTGTGGGTCCATCCATTCTGGGCTCTGTGTCGGAATAGTCATCAACCATGTTTCAAGTATAGCAAAAAATCAAAGGGGATTTTTTTCAAACACCCGGCCGCCGCGCGGTTTGCGTCGGATCATTTGAATGGCGATCATGCCGGCAAATAACGCGTCATCGTGTTTGCCGTCGGCATGTTCCCGCTTGCCGTTGGGTTTTTTGACAAAGGTGCGCATTTCATTCAAGGTGATCGGGGAATTGATCCCCAATTCGCCTTGCTCAAATAAAATATTAAATTCGTCAATCATCACATCCCGGGTTTTCAAATTGGTATTCCACCCCAATTTTTTGGTCCGCTTCATGGTTTTTTGATCGATTTTGGTTTCAAAATAGTACCGGTCATATATTTTTGACAAAAATAGGATGGTGGTGAGCATGTTGTTTTCCACGCCGACATAGGCCCGTTGGTAAAATTCGGCCATGTCCCGGGTGAGCTCCGACAATTCATCCGGCCGCAATTTGCCATAGTATTGGGCCACCTGCTCATATTTTTCGGTCCATACGTCAATACATGAAAAGTCGGCCCCGTCACCGTCGGATGGGTCCACGCCGATGTAGTATTTTTTGGCCGGCACCGGCAATTCCCAAAATTTGACCCGCATTTTGACCAATGATTGCAGGGCCTTGTCCTGTTTAATTTTGTCCGGTGAGGCATGGTTGATGGCCGGATTTCGCAAGGGTATTTTGATTTTGACGGCATCCAAGCGCTCCGAATCAAACACCGCCCCCACGCCGGATTGGAATGCTTCCGCTACGGTTGACGGATATTCCTGTTTGAATAATTGCTCCGGGCTCAAACCTTCCCCAATGATGTCGGCCTTCAATTCCTGCATTTTCCACCGGCGCCATACCAATTGGCCATCAGTCAAATCATGTTGGGTTTGCAGGTCGATTTCGGTTTTGGTTTTGTCATCGTCGGGAATTGCTCCCGGCAAGGCATAGTCGGGATTTTCAAACCAAGGGAAAAAATGGGTTTTATAATCGGTCGGGGCCAGGCTTTGTTTGTGATAGTAACCCATGAAAAAGTCATAAAATTCATTGAAGCCGTTGCCGGTGGTTTCCTCGGTGATGCGGCCGGTTTTGGGCACCGCTTGTTTGGAGCCGGCCACCAATTCGGCCCGGTCCTTGATGTAAGCCGATTCGGACACGTGCAATCGTTGCACCGTACCGGATCGCAATTTGAGGGCCACATATATGCTTGAATCCAAGGGGAAGCCATCAAAGCGGTGGGTGAAGCGGTACATGCGAATGGTGTCGGTTTTGGTTTCCGGCTTGATTTCGTCGGGCATGTTGGTATATGCCCGTTTGACTATTTGGAAAATTTCATCGAGAGCCGCCCGCTCATGGGCAATGATGGCGCAAGCCGTACCGGGCACCCAGAGTGATTCGTCCAAAAGGTCGATGCAAGCATCGGTGGTGAAGCCGAATTGGCGGGCCTTCAAAATCGCATTGTATTGATGGCCGCCGCGTTGGGCCCAATAGCGGTATTGCATTTGGTTGGGCCGGAAGGTGACTAATTCGCCCGCTTTATTCTTGATTTTGTATAGGTGGTGCATCCTCCACCACTTGTCCTTGAGCCTTTGATCCAATTTCATCGTATTTTGATTGTAAGGCATCCAATACGTCGCCCACCTGTTCATCATCGATGCGGTGCTCGACCGTTTGTTCATCCTTGACACCTAGCAATTTTGCCTTTTCCCGGTGCATGCGCCAATCATCATGGCCTGATTTTTCCATGCCTTCGATGGATTTGGCCAGGGCGGTTTTGATGGCCTGCCGGGCCAATGGGTGCCTTTTCCACCGCATGATCGTGTGGCGCGATACCCCCAAAGCTTGGGCCAGGATCGACCAATTTTCAATGTTTGATTCCCCGATCGCTTTCAAAAATTCCTCAAATTCCTCGGTATTGTATGGGTCCTTGGGCGGGTCCATTGATTTCGATTTCGGTGCATTTGTTGCGTTGGCCTCAGTCATACTACAATTATACACAATTTAATTGACGCCGTATTTTACCTGATAGCAATGTTCATGCACCACGCCCCTGGCCCACACATCAACGTCATAGGGCGATAGCGTCACCGATCGGCCGTCATTCAAACCTTCCAAATATGCTTCATCGACAATATATCGAAATCCATCATCCGGCCCGACCATCCGATGACAATGCAAGCAAATCCAAAAAGTGTCCACCAATTCCGCCATGCTACATCCTCAAGCGGTTCAAATGCAATAAATAATCCCGAAACGGCCGCAAGTGCCGGGATTTGACAAAATGATAGGGGATTTCCTGGCCGGAGCGGCTGTTGAGGATTGCCGCTTCGCTTTGGTCCCAAAAATCATCGGCCTCAATAATGCCGTATATATGGGCACCGGTCCAATCCGGCTCGACGTAAGTGAATACATAGTGGCTTTCCTGTTTGACTTGGTGATGGTCGAATACCAACATGGTTTGATTGTAAAAGTATTCCGGTGAGTAGGTTTTGCGGTGGCTTTTGATTTCCAAAAAATCGTCCTCATATTGAATGTCGAAGGGGTCGCCGCCGTGGTATTTTTCCCGCAAAGTGCTGACATGTTCGAGGCCCAAATCGGCAATATATTGTTCGACTGCCAAATGGCCCAAAAAGCCGGTGACGTTTTTGGTGTTTGATAGGTTGACGGTGTTCTGGCCGTCATTTTTGATGTCCGAATATTCCGCCCATTGGTAAGCTTCACTGACCTGCCCTTCTGTAAAGCTTAGGCGGATGACGTCATTTTCGCGCACCCGCTTTGTTGCGGGCGAAAGCTTGCTTGCGTTTCACTCGGCACGGTTTGCACCGTTTTGGCGGTACAAAGCCACGCTCGAAAAAAAACTCTTGCTCGCCGGTGGTCCACAAAAACTCATTGCCGCAATCGGTGCAGGTCAAATACACGTCATGATTTTTTGGCTCCTCCGGCTCTGGCTGTCCGGGTATTATTGCCCCCCGTAATTACTAATTGATATTTCCACGCTCCAGTCATCACGATTGGGGTGTTTTTCGTATGATCCCCGCATCACCAATTCGTCATCGGTGAGGATGCCCACGTGTTGCAACACATCCAAAATTGAGGTGTGCAAATTGTCACCATCCACCCGGTATTTGCCCTTGATGTATAGGTCGGTGTGGACGGACACTTGGCCGGTGAAGCGCTTGAGTTTGGCGTGTTGCATCAATTGATAGGTGGCTTCACTCAAAAAATTTTCATAGCGCGCGGACGGGACCAGGAATTTTTTGCCGCCGCGTTTGATCCATCGCCGGGAATTTTTTTTGCTAATCGGCCGCAATTGCAAAATGTATTTCATATATAGTCAATCGGAGTATTTAATATTGGCGGGCATTGCTCCAAAATGAAGCGGTTTTGAGTTTCGGTGCGTCGATTCAATTCGCCGATGATCACATTTTGTATGATCCCGATGCCCACCAAAAAGGATACGGCAAAAATAATAAACCAATCGTAATTATTCATGTGACATGAAAAAAAACTCAAACCACACCCGCAAAGATTGCCGGATGGCCTGCCACAAGGATTTTTGCCTCATGCTTCACCCCTATTTTCTAAATAATATGCAAGTAAATTGCCGCCGTCATCACTCATGGCGATTTGGGCCAGGGCCCGCAATTCATGCGATCCCCACCCGGTTTCCCGGCTCAATGCGTCGATCGCGTCGGAATTGGAAATACCTATGCGCTCCAATTGTCGGCGGGCCTCATCCGGGTCCAAATGCCGGTCCAAATGTTCAAGTCCCATCGGTTTTTTCCTCAAGGTCGGATTCGGTTGGTTGATAGTCTGGCTCAAGCTCCACAAAACCATCCCGCTTGCCAATGGCGTTTTCGATTTCCCTGGCCGTGGGTCGCCGCCGGCCAAATACGTCACTTTCATTGGATTGGTCCTTGTAGGTTTCCTTGAGCCGCCGGTGAAATTCGGGGCCCATATATACATGATATGCTTTTGCTCATTTGCCGGTCAATACTTTTTGATGAGGTTGAGGATGTCGTCGATTGCTTCGTCGTAACCTACTGCCCTAGCTATTTCTGGCAACCACAGTTTCCATTTTTCTCGTTCCCCTTTTCGCATCCCCTCCACCTCCCTCTCTAGTTGGGTGAGGAGGTCGGAAATGAAGTGTTTAACTTGTTCTCCTGCCTCAGTTTCAGTCAGATTTTTAGCGGGGGTATCCATCATCGTCCTCCAAAACTCATCAAACCTTTTTTGCCAGTCTATTACGTCTTTTAACATAGGGGGTTTCATTTTTCTTCCTTTGGAAATAAGCCTTTAATTGCATCAATCATTTCGTCAAACTCCTGTTGAGTGGCGTATTTACTTTTTCGAAAGTAAATGACTGGGTACGCTGATTTTTCACCATAAATACCCAAGTATTCGTTTTTACGCCCTAACTTGCTAAAGAATATCCTAATCGGTTTCATTTATTTACCAACATACTGTTCTTTATAAAATAAAGTCATAGACACAACTTGTTTAACGATTTGCCTAATCTCTGGCTTGAGTTTTTCATATTCATAAGAGCCAGCGTGTTTCTTATGAAAGAGGTCTTGTACCATTGAGTTTATCGTTGAGAACTCTGTCCATTGGGACTGGGTGAATATGCCACCAATCACGTGCTTCCTGCCCATCATTACATCAACCCACTCGTCATATAAATACTCGTCTTTGGTCATACTTCCTCCTATTTATTGCTAATTACCTTTACCAATAACTTTACTAATCCTCCAGTTCATTACAAACTCCTCCTCAAATTCTCTATCAAGCTGGTCCATTACGTCTTTTAACATAGGGGGTTGTTGTCCTCTGGTAGCCATACCAACAATAACTGAAAATAGGTTTTCGGCCACGTTTTTCCATTCCCGCATAGGTTTGTCGTCGTCGCCAATCAATATATGCCTCATTTCGTTGATTTCCTCAAAATCGAATGGTTTTTTACTCATACTGCAAACCTTTCATATAATTTATTTTCGATTAAATAATTGTTCATGTCGGAAGCATAGGACAAAATCCAATTGTGGGCAGTTTTCAATAATTCATCGGTCAACCAAATCAGGCTCATGTCGGTTTTTTTTGAATATTGATCATAGTGGTAAATAATGGCTCGATCGGCATACATGCCGGAAAAAGTAGCCAAAACACCGTATATACCCGGTTGCATGCTTCCCGCGTATACCTCACTTGATGTTTTCCCGGTTTTCCAATCGTAAATCACCGGTTTGTCATACAAATCAATTACCCCGACCAAATCCAACCACGGCTCAAGCTCGACCACCTTTTTGATTTCGGCCTTTGGATGGTGGAGCGCTCCGGCGCCAAACACCGCCGGTAGTGTTTTGGTGTCATTGATGTGGTTTTCCCACTTTTCGTGCCATATTTTGCCATCGGCCATCGCCGGGGTAACAAATTTTTCCAGTTTGAAATAGGTTTTGATGGCTCGATCCCAATTGCCCGAGGCCCATTGATTCAAAACCGTATAAGATGCCCGGAATTTCATTTTTTCCTCCCGATGTGAATTTTTTTGGAGCGCTCGACTTCTTTGATCCCGGCCGGCATCCCCTTGTGGGTTTCGGTCCATTCGTCCACGGCCTTGGTGTTGACCGAGTAGCGCTTGCTGATTTTGTATAATTCCGGGTCAAGCTGATCGACCATTTTTTCATCGACATAATACCGGGGGCCATATGCCCGGTAGGTGATTTTGATTTTGTCGCCTTGAATTGATGAAAAATTCGGATCGAGTTTCAAACCGGCGGCCTCGACCTTGGCTTTGGCATCCTCAACGGCTCGATCCACCTGATCCTGAATGTCCAACAATTGCTCCAAAACGTCCTCACCGGCCGGGGTCAAAAAAATGTCATCGGCCTTTTTGGTCAAGCTTTTGAGCTTTTCAATGTCAATGTTCATTTTTCACCTCACAGGTGCATGCGGTCAAAATTTCCCCACATTGCTCACATTGTTGATGGTCGCACCGGTAGCATTCCGAATAATAGGTGTCGGCACCGCAAATTCGGCACATGCCGGTGTAGCCGGGACCGTCAAAGTTTTCCGGATGGCCCCGGCGTTCAATTTCCTGGTCGTAATTATTTACTGGCATTTTGACCCTCCAAATCCGCCCGTAATTGCTCCACCTTGGTATTGGTAGTGGGCTTGACCGTTTTGACCCGTTTTTGGGGCTCCTCGGTGCTCAGCTTGGCCTTTTTCGCCGGTGTAGTACCACCCGATTTGGGTTTTTCAAGCTTGGTAGGTTTGGGCAGGTCGGCCAATGGGTCCTTGGCCTGGGTCATTTCCTCATCGGCATATATACCGGAAAGCTCATTGGGAAATGCTTTGCGCAATGCCAGCGCTTCCGCGCATTTGCCCAACATCAAATAGGGCATTTTGGTCCACAAACCCATCGGCTTGCCCTTTTTGTCCTTTTGGATATACTCCGACCATCGGGCCGATGCCGCAAATGACACCCGGGTGCCGCCGATTTGCTTGTAAACCGCGACGCTGGCTTTGGTCGGGTGTTCATCGGCTTCATCCTTGGGCATATATTCGACATCATCCTGGCCGGCATATTTGCCGGACCGTTGAGCCACCAAACGCATGCCGTCGATGCCGGTTTGGATGGTCATGACTTCCTTGCCTTGGCGGCTATCCCACCGGTACACCGCATATATTTGTTTGGTCAACGGATCGAGGCCGGTGCGCTTGCAGGTGTACAAAAACAACAACAAATCCTCATCAGGCCGGGGATTGCCCTGCCGATCCACTCCAAGGACCTGGGTTTTGATCAGGTCCACGTACACCTTGGGGCTTTGCCCTTCCGGTACTAATGATAATAACCGGGCATTTTTGCCCTTTTTGATTGCCTGCACCGCTTGGGTGGCGGTGCTCACCTTTTGGGATTTGTTCATTTGGTATTCCCCTTTTTGCCCGGGGCGCCGGACTTAATTTTTAGATGCGATCCGCTTGCCTCAAAATCCAATATATATGAGTGCGATGGTAGTGTTTGCCGGTTTGCGGGTTGCGGTAGCGCTTGGCGATGATCGGCACCGGGATGCCGGCATTGTAATCCTGAATAACTTGCATCCAAAATTGCTTGATGCGCTTTTCGCGGATGGTTTCTTTGGGTTTTTCGACTTTCATTATTATGATTGTAGTGTATTTGTAGTATGGTGTCAATCATGCCAAAATACCGATTTGCGTTTGTATGCCGATCGGCGCCCGGGTGGCCATGGGTTCATGCGGCTTAGGTTGTGCATCCGATCGGCGAATTTGATCACCATAGCTTCGGTGGAGCGCAAATTGGGGAAATTGCCTTTTTCATCCTTGGTCAATTCCACTACGTAGCCGGTGATGATGTCGCCGAAGTTTTGGCGCAAATTGACCTCATTGACCTCCGGGCAATCCTCAAGGATGTCATGCAAATATGCGGCGGCGATAGCGGCGTTGTGTTTGGGCCAAACCTGCATCACCAATTTGGCCACCGCATCACAATGGGCAAAATGTGGCTTGCCGTCATCATCCACCTGGGCCCGGTGGTAGTACCGGGCCCATTCAATGGCCTTGGCGACGGTTTTTTCGTCGGTCATTGGCTCATACTTTCGTATTCGGTCCACGTTTCGGTGCGGTCGTGCAATGACAACGGGTATGAGTTGGGAAATCGCGAATCGTGCGAGTGGACGTAATCACCCCCGCTCATCCAACCGGTGTGGCCATCGGGTGTTTTGGCCACCGGCTCGGCGTGTTTGTAAGTCCGACCCCCGATGGTCCGGGTGACCAGTTTGAGTACCGGCCGTTCGTCTTTGGTGATGTCGTCCTCGGACCATGGCCCGGTTTCGCATTCCAAATATGCCTCGGTGGCCGGCCGGCATGCGTTCATGTCGTCGGACCCATACCGGCTATGTAATACTTCGACGGTCAAATACCGTTTTGCATTGGTCATTTTAGTAATCCCCCATCATAATTTCGGTGTAAGTTTCGCCCGTTTCCTCACCCCATTGTGACCGGGGCGCGAGCAAATCGCCCTGGCCATCGTAATCGCGGCCACACCGCTCACACGTGTTGGTGAATTGGTCGGCCCAAATCCACAATTTCCGACCGCATTTGCATTTGATCGGGGTGGGTTCGGGACAATTTGGATTTTTCATATTAGTTGCCTTTCTTAATTGCTTGATAATATTTGACCAGCCATTCCGCCAAATCATAGGCGATTTTTTCTTTGGCCCTAAAAAATTCGCCGGCGGTGGATTCGTTGCGAAACCATGGCCCGGCGATGGTCAAAACCTCATCGAAAGTGTCTAATATTGCACCGGTGAGGATTCCGGTGTTTGGAGTGGCGTTTTTTGGGTTCATGCGCCTCCCGTTTAATTGATACACTACCATACTACAGTTATACTACACCAAAGTCAAGCGCCGAATTTTTTGCGCTTATTTACATACTTTTTTGCCCTGCACCGTAAACATTGCCTATTCACTACATTGACCCGATAAACAAAGCATGAATGACAAAGGTTCTTCTTTGTCCCTTGGTAGGTTTGTTTTTTCATGGGTTAATTCCTACAGCCGGATTCTTGATGTCCTTGCCTGGGTTTGTGTTTTTCAACGGCGCTCTGGCCATCAAAAATCGACCGACTGAATTTCGATCAAACGGTTCCCCTATCCTATTCACTTGTCATGTATACATGTTGCGTCATTCCTGACGCCGGGCCACCCTTCCTCGCCGGGTGGTAGGCGATGATTGCGGTTTCACCGGTATCCCCGCTTGATTGCTCATGTCCCACCGGTCAGCCTTTTAAGGGCTGAATGCCGGTCCGGAGCTCGGACCAGCATTCAAGCCTCAAAACATCGTTTTTTCAATGTCCTTTTCGGTCATGGCAAGCTCGATCAAATCACAAAACCGCAACACGGCGCGGCGGTATATGAGGGAATCCGATTTTTTGGAAAATTGGCGGAAAAAGGCAATGGCGTTTTTGATTCGTTGGGTGGTTGATTCATCGCTTTTTGTCATTAAAAAACTCCTGGGTAGCGAGGCCGAAGCCATTTGCGAAGCATGAACCTCGCTACTCAAGAGTTTTCATGACTTCGTGATACCCCCGCTTCGCATAGGGGTCGGGGTTTATACTCCCCGACTTGTCGTAGTATCGCCACCGAAAAAGTGGACGCGATTACTTTATCCCAAATTTTTCAAAGGATTTCAACCACCAAAAAGGGGCGGCCTGCCCTGACGCCCCTTTTGACGATCAGCATGCTCGGACATTTGGTCACATGCGTCATTTCCAGTATCGCCAAATTGGTTGAGTGTGTCAAGCCATGCCAAATATTCAAGGTCGGTGAGGCCCTCGGCAACGTGCCGGGTGTACTCGGCCATCATGTGGCGGTGTTCTTCCGGATTCATTAGTTCATCATCCTTGCCCTGGTTTCCGATTTTTTCCACCAGGTATGATACACAATTTGAGCTTCGGCGAAAATAATCGCGGCCGATTCCAAAAATTGCTCCGGCGATCCGGCGACTAATTCACCGGCATGCAAAGCCATAGCCACCAAAAAAACGATAAGTATACTTACCCAAAATCGAATAGTTGAATTGGTGATGCGCCGATTGATCAAGTCAATTAAGGGCGGCAATACCAAGCCGACATAGTTTTGCACTAAGGTCACAACAAATTCCACTAACCTCACCCCCTATTCATTTTTGGCTAGTTTGTCATATAGCCATTTGAAAAATAACTGAATGTAATTGGGCTCGGGCTCGGTTGGTAGGATCACGGTGCCTTCCTTGACCTTGGATTCCAAGTCGGCTATGAGCCGATTTTTTTCGCCAATTATGCGGGATTTTTCGTCGATCGTCCCCTGCATATCGACGATTTTATTTTCGTACACTTTTATTACCTCATCCGATTCGGAAAGCTTGGTGGCCAGGTCAATTCTTAATTTGCGCTCGGCTGACACTTCATCCTTGAGCCTGCCAATTTGCTCCAACCGGTTTTTGACTTCCTCAACCGCCTTGGCAATATTATCGACCCTGAGCAAGTTGAATAGGTCCTTGAGTTGATCGTTTTTGGTCCACAATTTGTCGATCATCACCTCATACCAAATATTCACCGCCGTTTTCATCGATTCGCGGTTTGACAAATCGAGGCCCTTGTACATATCGGACATTCCACCACCCATCCTTGCTTCGACCATATTTTTGAAACGCTCCCACCCACGGTCGAGGGTGCGATGGGGGCAATATTTGCCGGAAAAGTCCTGGTGTTTTTTCACCCGGTCAATTCCCCAATTGTTTTGCTTCAATAAATCGGCGATCAGGTCGGCCGCGTTGATTTCCGCCCGGTCAAATCGGGGCCCGCCGCTTTTGGAGTAGCAAATTTCGATGCCGATATGCTTGCGGTTGCCGGCTCCGGTGCCACCATCCCCCGCATGCCATCCGTTGCGATCCGTTGGCAAGCCCTGCCAAATTTCCACATCATCGACGGCAAAATGAAATGAGGTGGCCAGGCCGTTTGACACCATATAGGCGATTTCGTTTTTGGCGGAGGCGTCATTGGCGGTATTGTGGACGCAAATGCCCTCGGGCGTCATTTTGTAAGGTGATTTAAGGGAATATTTGCTTGAGGGGACCAGGTTTTTTTTGATGGTCATATATCAATACTCACCCTTTTTGACTTGGGGCGTTTTTTGATAATGCTTGAGGTGATCATCGCCCCTATTATTAGCCCGAACAAATAAAATCCGGTGACAAACATAATCGTAGCATGCGATGCAAAAGCCATTGGCGTAATTTCAACACCGCTGAGTTCTGAAACTCTATTCAGAGAAGTCAAAGCAATGGCGGTAGCGTAAAAGCCAATTGCCACAGTGGCCCGATATACCTGATTCAAATGGTCCCGGTAGAATGTGGCCCCAATAAATAATCCCGAAATAGTGGTATAGGCCATCGATTGCCAAAAATAATTGGCACCATAAACGTAAATGATGGCCGGCCACAAAAATGCCAATAAAAGTTGCATATTAGTTGTCAACGTGTCGATTGATTTTGTAATTGAGCTCGTTGACCTTTTCGGTTAATTTGTCCAATAGTACATTCCGGCGCTTGACTTCATCAGTCAAATTTTCCAATTTTTTTTGAAATGAGAAAAGCAAAAACGCGGCAACCGCCACCGGAAATCCAAAGTTGGCCAAAATATTGGTGAAATCCTGCATTAGTATTTATCATAACCTAAGTTGATAATAGATGCATTTCAAATCGGCTCTGTCTTGTATTTCCTGAAAGTACGCTATCATCATCGCTTGCAATGGCCCTCACCGAAACGGTGTCGGTGGCTGATAAGTTGATCAAACAATTGCACGTCAAGTTTATTTGTCCCACTCCGCTTGATCGACCAAATGATCGGGCGGTGATGGTTGAATTTTTATATACTCTGGTTTCGATAGCTTCTTGATCGGACGATATCCCAAAATCAAGTGATGCCAACACAATATAGAATCCGTCATAGGGGGCCGTGAATATACCGGTGGATTGATTGTAATTTGATCCGGTGTCAAATAACTCGGTTTCAAAAACAATATCGCTTGATGCTACATTGGCGGTTAAGTTAAGGTCATTTCCGGTGTCCATCCAAGCCGAAAACTTGGCGCTCAATCCTTGTTGGGTATTAATAACATCGGTGCGCAAATCATTATATTCGCTGGCAAAAATATCGTTTCCAGGCGATACGGTTGATGATGTCATTTCGCTCATAATAGCCTCATTTTACCCGATTGTTACGGTCCACACCAAACTCAAGGTATCATTTGACGTTTTGGTGCGACTGATGGCGGTCCGGCAAAAAAGGGTGCCGGAATCGGCGGTGTCGGTGGCGGCATCACCAAAAAGACCGGCTTCCGCCAAAGCACCGTTGCCCTCACTGGTGGTGAAAAAGGTTTCAAAGGTGGCCACATTGCCCGAAACCGACCGGACGCTGACCAATTTGCGCTCAATTTCGGTTTCCAAATCGGTGTCCGATAATGCCGGGGCCGTTGAGCCGGTGCCCAGGGCACAATAGGTGATGATGCCTTTGTTGTTGGTGATAGTGCCGCGCAAGGCATCGGCGATTGAATTTTTGCCGGCGGTGACCACCATGTTGACATAATCATCCACCGACTTGATCCGACCGGTTTTGGCGTCACGCAAAATCAACCTGACCGCGCCGGTTGGCTTGATGTATTCCGGTATATATATTTTGCTCATATTATCCCCATTGGGACAAATTCCACCTGCCCCGTGTGTTAATTGTACCCGATGGCGAATCCTCGACCCAAGTGTGATATGGTCCGGTCGAATCAATGGTCAAATCGTCGGTCAAGCTATCCGACAAAAGGGAATCGCTCAAATTCAAAAGTTCATCCACCACCTCATTGTCATCCAATTCAATCAAGTTTTTGTTGGCCTCCAAAAGCTCGATCAAAAATCGGATGATGCCCAAGGTTTTGGCGCTGGCGACTTTGATGGTATAGCGGAAATTGCCGGCTCCAAAGGATCGGGCGATGACATCCTGCACAATATAGTCGGCATTGACGCCATAATCACTCAGGTTGATGTTGATGTATTGTCCGGACACAAATCCGGTGGTATAGGTATCAAATGAGCCCTCAACAATATTGGCCGCGTAGTCGGTGAGCTCCGCCGATGCCCGATCCCGGGCCGCTTGGGTGGTTTTAATTTGTTTGTCAAAAATGGCAAATTCCCTTTGGCCATTGGCTTCGATGCTGTCCGTATCCTCAACCGCCACTAAAATTGGAATGTCATATTTATACGTCACCTCAAGGGTGTCGGAGCCGGTCAAAACACTCCCACCGCTATCCTGAT